CCTAAATCATAAATAACGGTCATTTCAAAGTTCATTTATTTTTTGCGATATCTCTTAATTTCTTTTTTTCTAATTCACAATAATGAATTATCTTCTCTATATCCTCTATTCCATTTTTATTCAAGTACCTACAAACATATTTAATTACGTTCCCTTGAAAAAATGAAAGATTATTTTTTGATATAAATTCATAAGGTTGAATGCGAAAGTTCTTGTAGTGACTCCCGCCTATCTGCTTATCTTGTGGAAATGCTTCTTCAAACATTTTTTTATTTGTCATATTATTTCTTCTCCTATATTATATTGATATTCATAACCTTGATTCATTATGAATAATTTTTCTTTTGCTCTTGTTACACCCACAAAAAATAATCTATGTTCGGTGTCTTTATTTACTTGCGCTGACTCGTAAATAATTCTTTCTAAATCTGTAAACAAAATAACATTCTCTGCTTCTTCACCTTTAACAGAATGTATGGTTGCTAATTTAATTCTTGCAGGTTTACTTAGATCCTCGCCGCTCGCTACGAGATCCTCGATATAACTTCTTTGATAATTTTTTAATCGCAATACTCTCCAGTCTCCAGATGTAATTAAACCATGTTCCATTCTTAATTCATCCATATCAACAGAGTCTACGTTTACTAGAGACTTGCCACCGGAGAAACCATACTTCACATCTCCTTCATCATATTTTAAATATTCGTAAATGTTTTGAGCTTCTTCTCCTGAGATACTTGCACCTTTATTCAGTCGGTCCCAATCATTAATGGCTTTAATAACCTCTAAAGGCAATAAGTCATTGAATTTACAGTCAAATCTATATCCACATTCTTGCAAGATTGGTACTAAATTTTTCATTTGATCATTCGTTCTAGTTAAAATCATCCATTGACCTTTACTAAAATCAATATCATTGAGTTCTAAATCTTCTATAACATGTCCTTCAGCGTCTCTCGGTTCCCAAATCTTTTCTCTTCTTTCATCAATGTTATCTAATATAGATAAAGCAACTTTATGTATTTGTTTGGGTACTCTTCTTGATACCGTTTGATGATCTGGGGTGCCATCTAAATTTATAAATATTTTAGGATCAGCTCCTTGAAATGCATAGATTGCTTGATCGTCATCCCCTGCAACGAAAGATCTTTTACATTGAGATTCAATATAAAAGAACATATCCCACTGCAGAGGATTCAGATCTTGAGCTTCATCAAGAAAAACTGCATCGAGGGATGGACACAATTTTTTCTCAACAAAATCGGAAATCATGTCTGAGAATTCAAACATGTTATAATCTTTTTTATAATCAATAATATCTTGATTGAGTTGTTCTAATAGTGGTTCATTAATAAAATCTATTAAATCTAATTTGATTGCTGCATCTTGCAAATTCATTTTAGTACAACGAGAATATTCTATAATTTTCATATATTGATTTTTATATTCGTGATAACCATTTTCTTTTTGTATGGTTTCAAAATGCATATCGGTGTGTCCATATTTATTTTTAAATGGATTCCAATTTTCATCTTTTAATAATTGAGTGGTGGTATCTATGTTCAATAATTTAGTTCCCATGGAATGCATGGTACATATCCAATCAAATTCAAAGGTTGGATATTCTTTTTGTATTCTATCTCTTGCTTCATCCGCCGCAGCATTACTAAATGTAATATAACAAATTTTTTTAGGATCAGTTTTATTGATAATTAATTCATTATGTAAATGTTTATGAATTAAAGTATGTGTTTTCCCTGTACCTGGTGGACCTGCAATTACTGTTCTCATTCAAATGGTGCCGCTTTCTTTTCTAATCTTTTTGGTGTATACTTTTGCACTTCAATTTTCTCTACCGTCCAAAGTTTGACACTTTTTCTTTCTTCTTTACCTTTAGCTTTGACAACAACATCCCTGGTGACTTGTTTACCATTAAATAATTGTTCAACTAATCTTATAGTTTTATTTTTAGAATAAGTTTTATCTGGCCAACTTTTACTTCTAATGACAAATCTCCAGAAATCTTTAAATTTAAAATAACTAATTCCACCTTCTGTATAAGGTTTACTTTTTAAAACACTATCTAAGTCTTTACCATCACGACTAATAAATTCTGTCAATAGTTCTTTAAGTTGTACATCTATTTTAGTATCATCAGGAGCTTCAATTGGATCCATCGCTTTCATAAGTTTAGCTAACATCTTTCTCCATATTAATTTAGCAACTGGTAATAATGGTGTACCTAATTCTGTCATACATACCACACTAAATTTTTCAGGATCATGTAAGGTTGGTCCATCTACTTCTATGGTTTCTTCATCTACCGTTACAAAAAATATTGGTGGATCCGATGCATATTTTCTTATGGTTGTAATAGCAGGCATTCTAACTTCATCACCTTTACCAAAAGTTCTTGTGTAACAAAGTTTTTCATCACAAAAATTACAAATAGGTTTGTCTTTACATCTGTAATTGTAATCTTTTTTTTCAACTTGTGCTTTGATTCTAATAACATCTTCAGGAGATAATTTAGGTTTTACATATTTTTCATCATTGTAATCATCTAAAGCTTTTTGCCATCCTGTTGGGTTAGATTTTTTTAAATAAACTCCAATATTAAAGAAACCATTATCACGGCCGGAATGTGCTATCTCCCCATTACCTTCTACAATAGGACCATTTTTAATTATCGTATTTAAACATGGTGGACCATCTGGAAAAGGTTCTGCTGGGTCTGTTTCTTTTTTAACTAAAAGTAATTTTAATTGATCTTCATCTTGTGCATACTTGTCATATTCTTTTATAAAATTTTCTATCGTTAAAGATTGTCCATCATCACCTATTGCATATCTTACAGTTCTATCTCCACCGTGATATGGCATATTTAAAAAGTTTCCAATATCACCTCTATCTGCTTTAATCGTAGATTGTTTTGGAAATATTTCTGCTTTCGCATGTCCTAATGCTGAAGCCATCATCTGTAATTTTTGTCTCATTAAAGATGCAGGAATAAAATCTTTTGTAAAACAATAAACGTGTGCACCACCTGATTTTGATCTAAACACAATCAATGGTAAATTTTTATCTTTAATTTTTTTAATTAATTTTTTATGATCAAATGGATAGGTATCTATATCTATAGCACCCCATTTACATTCATTGTCTTCGTTAATAGGAACAACACCTAATGCAGGTTCATCTCCATTTAAATGTTTTTCCCAAAGTTCTTTTGTAACTGGATTTTTAACTGTATAAGACCTAACTTCATTTTTACCATCATGTCTTATATCATTTGTAATTTTAGTGGCACCATATGCGCTCTCTAAACCTTTAAATATTTCTCTTAGTCTTTCTATCATGTATCCCTCTGGTTATGTGTTTGGGCGGCACATATGTACCGCCCAATTGTGGCAATTATCTGTTTTGTTTATCCATACTATCGTGGAATTCTTTTGCCCTTTGATAGATCGTAGCATTTTTTACAGCGCCTTCTAAAGCAACTGAAAAACCATACCACTGATTACCTTTACCAGAGTTCAATACAGACGTTAGTCTATATGAATTAGCAAATGATGCAGGTGTAAATGACCCTTGTGCATCTGTCATAGTTTGTGACATTTGCAGTGATTGCCATTTTCTTGCAATTTTGCCTTGTGATGCACTCATAGAAATAAGTGCAGTTTCAGCTGATCCATCTTCCCCTACGATAATCACGTAGTTTTGATGAACAGTCAGAATGTAATTACCATTCTCTAGTCTATCTTTACCACCATCTTTAGTAGTCTTAGATAGTATATCAGAATCAGCAGGATAAATTTGTTCCGGTCTACCTGAACCAGTACCAAACTCTGCCCATTCTTGATATTCCATTTTATAGTAACAAGGAATAACACTAATTCCTTTATCACCATCATATAGTTTTTTAGTAACTATATTTAAGAACATACCTGGTTCTGCTCCTTCAACGTAATTTTGATTACGCTTCTGTGCTTCTCCAGATCCATTCTGTAAAAGTTTTAAGATTGGTAATGCAAGAGATTCTTGTCTTACGTTCTCAAAACCTTTGTCGGCGTCGTCTCTAAATAAAATAGTAGACGGTGTTTGCGCCTGTTTTTTTGTTTGTACTTCTGTACTCATGTTTAACTCCTTTTTATATTTGTACGGTTACCCACGTAAGTTTTGAAGCAATCAGGAAGTTCGATTCCAGACTCGTGACACTCCCTGACTACTCCTTTTAGGGTCTGAGGATGTACGCCCACTTTCTGGACAGGTTCGTATCCTTGACCTTTAGCAAGGACAGCATATTCTGCTGCCTTGTTGTCTTCGCCACGACCAAAGGTAACGGTGATATCATTTTTAATAATATCACCTCGACCGTTGTTACGAAGCCATGTAAAAGCCTCTTCCTGTTTTTCAGGAAGAATAGATGCGCTGTAAAAATTTCCTACTTCTACAGTCTCACCATCTTTAAGCTTTAATTTTGTAATGTTCATATCCTTCATCATCTCAGGAATTTCAAATTGAGAAATGATGTTGGCTTTTTCTTTTAATTTTTTTACAGACTCTTCTGCGTTTGCAATTTCGTCTTCTAAATCTTTTAACTGTTGCACTTTATCAGTTAATTGTTTTGGATCAACAACCGCTTTGATTGCATCAACTTTATCTTCTCTATAGTTTACTTCACTCATTTTATAACCTTTCTAATTTGCTTTCTAATATAGTCCTATAAATTATTTTGTCAAGATGTTTCCTTTTGATATAAGTCAATCTCAATTGGATAATACCTTCTTTCTTGTTTGTCCCACTTTAATAATTTATATTTACCATTAGTAATATCAGAAACTATAGAACATGCAACACCAATAATTGCAGGATCACCTGTTAATAATAAATAATCTTCTTTGGTATAATCTTTTAATAATTTTCTTAATTTAAAAACTAAAGGACCTGCACTTAAAATTATTTGTGCATTCTCAGGTAGTAAAACTTTTAATTCACCATATTGGCCAGCTCCAATTATGTTTATTTTGGGACGACCTTCTCTGGTACCAGGAATGTCCTGGATTACATAAACTTTATTTTTCATAACTTCTTGACATTTTATAATCTTTTTGATACCGAATTACAATAGAAAGAAAAAATTATTATGGATTATAAATTTAAAAGCAAGCCTTTTGCTCATCAGTTAAAAGCGCTTGAAATGTCTTGGGATAAAGAAGTATTTGCATACTTTATGGAGATGGGTACCGGTAAATCTAAGGTGCTTATAGACAATATTGCTATGCTTTATGATAAAGGTAAAATTAATGGTGCATTAATTATAGCACCCAAAGGTGTTTATAAAAACTGGTTTGACTCAGAAATACCTACTCACTTACCAGATCATATAGAAAAGAAAATTGGTTTTTGGCAAACGAAACCAGATGCACCGGACATGAAATCTATGTTTCAGGCTGATGAAGATTTACATATTTGTATTATGAATGTTGAAGCGTTCTCAACTAAAAAAGGATTACAATATGCATGGAAGTTTTTAAATTGTCATAGAGCATTAGTAGGGATTGATGAATCTACTACGATAAAAAATCCTAGTGCAAAAAGAACTAAAGCTATTTTAGATTTATCTAAGTATGCAAAGTATAGAAGAATACTTACAGGTTCACCTGTAACTAAATCACCTTTAGATTTATTTAGCCAATGTCAATTTTTAGATCCATGGTTATTAGATCAACAATCTTATTATGCATTTAGAACTCGTTATGCGATTTGTAGAAAAATAAATGTATCCGGTCGTCAAGTTGAAATTGTTGTGGGTTATAGAAATCTTGGTGAACTATCAGAAAAATTAAAACCATTTTCATACCGATGTTTAAAAGATGATTGTTTAGATCTTCCTAAAAAAACTTATATGAAAAGAGTCATACAATTAACTGACGAACAAAAGAAAATATATAAACAAATGAAAGAAATGGCTCTTGCACATTTAAATGGTAAAGTAACTACAACTGCAACTGTCATTACTCAAATGATGAGACTTCATCAAATTACCTGTGGTCATTTTAAAGCAGATGACGATTCTGTTCAAGAAGTTAAAAGCAATAGACTCAATGAGTTAATGGATATTATTGAAGAAGTAGAAGGTAAAGCTGTTATCTGGGCTCATTACAGACATGATATACATTCTATTGTTAATGCATTAGAGAAAAAATATCCTGGTGAAACTGTTACTTATTTTGGTGATACCACTACAGATGAAAGACAAAAAGCAATTAAAGAAATACAAAATCCAGATTCTAAAGTTAGATTTATTGTAGGCACACCACAAACTGGTGGTTATGGTATTACATTAACAGGTGCATCCACTATGATTTATTATTCTAATGGTTATGATTTAGAAAAACGTCAACAATCAGAAGCAAGGATTGATAGAATAGGTCAAGAAAAACCAATGACTTATATTGATATTATTGCTGAAAAAACTATTGATGAAAAAATTGTAAAAGCTTTACGTAATAAAGTTAATATTGCAACTCAAATTATGGGAGAAGAATTAAAAGAATGGATTTAATAATTACTCTTATAATTGTTTTATCTCCAACAGAATATTATTTAAAGCCAATAGCAATTAATGAACCTTGTGAAACTTGGTATGAAAAAAATATTTACCATGATTCTAAAAATAATATTCACTATATTGGTGACCAGATTACTATGGGATATATTTGTGGAGAATGGAAGAGCGGGAAATAAATTCCCACTCCTCTTGATTGTACGGAAACATTATTTTATTTTGATCTCTTGAGCTTTAATTTCTTCTGGTTCATTAACACCTAATTTAACTGTCAATACACCATCTT